TCACGCGTGGGAAACCTGACAACGGTCACATTCGTCTCCGGCACCACAACCGCCGCCGCTGTAAAGGCCTTAGTAGAGGCTGACGCAACGCTGAAAAACCTCTGGGAAATTACATATCCGGCCGGTTCAGATGGGTCTGACATACTAACAGCCGCAGGCCCATTATATGCATCAGGCGGGCGGGATTATTCATCAGACCTAACCCTCATAGGAACCGACATCTTGGTTCGATTCTACCTTGATGTTAGCACCGCCAGCCCGCAGATGATATCTGGGGTCGGAACGGTTGAGGGCATCCCTATTGACCTGAAGCTAGAGGAAATTGTAGAATCCGATATCACCATTCAAGGAAAGGGTCCGTTAGTATATCATACAGTATAAGAAGGGAAATAAATGTCGAATGCAATTACGCCAATAACGATAGATGGGGAGCAATATATCCTTCGCTTCCCATCATTGGCACAGATACTAATTCAGAAGAAGGCCGGTGAGTTCTTAGGGACTCCTAACAAAAGGCTACTTCTTCCTGACATCCTCATGCTGGCCGTATCTGGCGACGTTGAGGCCCAGGCCTATCTCCTATGGCAGGGGATTATGGGCGGCATGCCGGAGAAGCGGAACATGAAGTTTGAGGAAGCGGTAGAACTCAGAGACAAGTTTCTGCTGGGTGACGACCTTGACGACGGCAGCCGGTATGTGGAGTTCTTGGAAACGCTGGGTTCCGCTGTAGATGCTTCGTATGGTGCCGACAGAAAAAAGTCCCAGGAGAAGATGAAGAAGGACAGAGAAGCTGCCAGGCAGGAAGACCTGGAAGTGATCTACAGGGCCAAAGCTGCAGTAGAACCAAAAGAGTCCAAGAATACGACTGGGAAGAAGCATACCGAACCTGCATAGGCACGCTGGGGCTAACCCCGGCGCAATTTTTGGAATTGACCCCACATGAGATAAACCTGAAGATTGAAAGCCATAATCGTGAACACCGGGCTAATGACATTGATATCTTTGAGCTTGCAGCCTTAATCACAATAGGATTCAACAACCCTAAGAGCTTCCCATCAAGCCTCCAAAAGTTCAGGCCTGATCCCGTGGCCCGTGCAAACGACATATCACGTATGAAACAACAGGCCGGAATGGTAGGAGTTCGCATACCAGAAAAATCTGAGGAACCATGACTAAAGTAGGAGAGATTACAGCCGAAATTAGGGCCGACACTAGCCGACTTAGTGGCGACTTGAACAGTGCTAAGTCTATGGCTAGTAGTGCAGCCTCCGACATGGAAAGCCGCTTTTCATCTGTGGCAGGGTCCATAGGATCAGCACTGAAAACCAGTGTGCTTGCTGTCGGCGCGGCTGCAGTTGGCGCTGCCACAGTCGGAACGAAGATGTACATGGACCTTGAATCCGCATCTGCATCAGCGGCTTCTAAGGCGATAGACGTAAACGGAAAGTCCACTGCTGAAATTCAAGCCCAGTACGACGCCGTGTTAAATCATATAATGGACGTGTCTGGGAAGCTTGGAGCGTCCACAGTATTCTCTCCGACTGAGGTAGCGAAGACCTATGACGTTCTTGCTGCCGCAGGTGTCAACGTCGCTAATGTCGGAGAAAACGAACTCCTACCATTTCTAAATACGGCAAGCGCAACAGGTGAAAGCCTGGCGGATTCAACGGAAACCGTGCTTGGATACATAAATGCTTTCGGCTTGAGCATGAGTGATAGCGGCAAGGTAGCTGATCAGCTATCTATGGCCATGAACGGCTCAAGGCTGAGCCTGTCGTCCTTGAATTATGCGCTAACTCAGGGAGGTGCCACGGCTGCCCAGGCCGGACTTAGCATATCCGAATTTGCCGGAATAGCCGGCGTGCTGTCTGACCAGATGTACACGGGCGAACAGGCCGGAGCGGCGCTAAAAACCGCTATCTTGGCGCTTTACACTCCAACAGATAAACAGATGGAAGCACTGCAAAAGCTTGGTATTTCTTATGATCAGATTGACCCGCGAACTCACAATTTTATAGATACGCTTGAATTGTTAAAATCGAAGGGCGCTGATATAGGCGACTTCGCAAACATTTTCACGGATTCTTCCGGCGCTATAATGAATGCCGCCGCAGGATCAATAGATAAGATACGCACACTGACTACCGCAATTTCAGGGTCTGAAGGAACAACCCAGGCAATAGCCGACCTGAAAATGAGCACGGATAGGCTGCCGGGAGCATGGGAAACCGCTAAGGGCGCTGCAGAGGGTCTACTGACGGCGATAGGCGGAAAGCTTGAGCCTGCTGTTGTAAGCCTATTAAACGCTTTTTCTGACGTTACCCCCGCGGTAATGGACTTTGTGGATGCTCTCTTTTCTGGAGACGTCGGGAAGATAGGAGAATCAATTTCAAATTTGGCCGGAAATGTCAAGGACAAATTGGTATCTGCCTTCCAGTTCGCGGTCAACGGCATCAAAAACATTGACTGGAACGCCGCAGGTCAAACTGCTGGAAAGCTGCTTTCTGATGGAGTGAACGCCGGTGTAGGGGCCTTAAAGTCCCTTGGTAAAACCGTTGCAGGGTGGTTTGAATCCTCCGGCGGTTGGCAGGGGTTAGGTTCAAAGGTTGCCGGACTATTTCAACAGGGCTGGCTTGTGCTGCAGAGGCTAGGCGCTACAATTGCAGGCTGGATCAATTCTCAAGGCGGCTGGGAGGGACTTGGCGCAAAGGTCGCAGGGCTGTTCAGGCAGGGCTGGGAGGTCCTGCAGTCACTTGGAGGCGCGATTGCCGGATGGATTGAATCACAAGGCGGTTGGTCGGGGCTTGGCTCTAAGGTGGCGGGCGTTTTTCAACAGGGCTGGAGCGTTTTAAAATCGCTGGGTTCGGAAATAGCCGGATGGATTGAGTCTCAAGGCGGCTGGTCAGGTCTGGGCTCAAAGGTTGCATCGGCGTTTCAAAAGGGCTGGGATGCTCTAAAATCTCTTGGTAGTACGATAGCGGGATGGATTGAATCACAAGGCGGCTGGAGTTCGCTAGGGCAAAAAGCCGCCGGGGCTTTCGGGAAGGCATGGGACACGCTAAAGTCGCTTGGTACAACCCTGGCAGGCTACATTACCAGCGTAGACTGGGGATCAATAGGAACCAAGGTAGGAAACGCTATATCTGCTGGAATATCTACGGTTAAATCGTTTGCATCTGGAATAGCCGATAATATTAAAAGTTGGATTAATGAAGATGGGCCAACAAACTTAGGCAAAACCATAGGCAACCTTGTAGCTGTTGCTGTTTCTGGCATGTTGGATTTGGGTAAATGGATAGCAGACAGCCTTACATTGAAAAACGGAACCAGTTCGATATCTAACGCATTAACCACAATGGTAGAATGGTTTACACTTGGATGTAAGGCCGTAGTGGATTTTGCCCTTGGATTCGTCAGCGGTTTAGCGCCATTGGCAAACGAAATTAGAAATACTATTTTGGGCGGCGTTGCCGGAGGCCTAGACGCTATCAGCAATGTTCCTCTCATCGGAGGCAAGGCGGCAGAAGCAGCCGAAGCACTACGCGCGATGCAAATTGAAACCGTTTGGCCAGAATCTACTGGAGGCGGTGGCGGCGGAGGCGGAGGATATACCTCTCCATCAAAGCCTTATTTACCAACTTCATACACTACGCAAACCGGAACAGTAGAAAAAATGGTAACGCGCGGCGATTTCATGGTTAATGGTAAATTCGAACCTCCGGCTGAAGCGTTCGATCCATTGAAACGATATGCTATATCGCTTATTGGCGACGAATATAGAATACTTGATTTGCAGACTGGGCTTTATAGTGGATACTATAAAAAACTTTCCGATGTTCAAGCTGCTCAAGAAAGGATGACAAAATCAAACATAGCACAATATCAACAGATGATGAACACCGTTTACACTACAGCCCTTCCGCTATTGTTCACGTCTACAGGAACTCTTACATCTGCGGTAAACAATTTCAAGGGCATAACCGAAGATGAAAAGAAGCATCTATCAACACTACTGCCATCGCTTCAATATTCATCCGCCGCGCTTTTTGGGTCTTCGGACGCTTTTAAGAACGCGGTAATCACATCTTCCACTACTGCAGCAGGTACGGAAATTGCTGCAGAAACCCAGGGGGCCGCGATTGAAACCGAAGCCGCACAGCAGGCCGCTGGTATCACCACAGACGCGGCTAAGCAGGCGCAAAGAATCATCATCGACGGTTCACAAACTGCAGCGAACGCGCTTAACACCGCGGCATCCGTTGCAGCCAATTTCACTACCCAGGCGGGGCAAGCTGTGAAGATCGGGCTAACACAGTCTGGGCAGGAAATAGCCGTAATTGGAAAGGTCGCACAACAGCAGTTTACCGCCGCTGGTGGGCAGTGGGTGAAGGAAACTGTTGCAGGTGCCACTCAAGCTGCTAGTACAACCACATCAGCGGCTTCCCAGGCCGGAAGTACTACCACTTCAGCAGCAAACCAGGCAGGAAGCACTACAACCATGAGCGCTAATAACGCCGCTTCTACGCTGCAGTCGGGGGCATCATCTGCGGCATCAACCCAGACATCTGCAGCGGCCACGGCAGGAAGCAGCATAGTGTCTTCCGGTGAATCTTTCGCGCAGAAGGTGGAATCCGCAAGCGGTTCAATCGTGAAGTCGTTCAGTTCAATGTTGGAGGCTGGATGGAAGACAATGGTTTCAAAGTCTTCCACGAAAACCGGATCTTCGTCATATGGAGCATCAGCCGGAAACGTACAAACCACGTTTAACGATTGTATGTTCGAAAATTTCACCGACACGTGCACCGGAATAGCTGTAAACGCGCTTAAATACACGCCGCCAGGGAGCAGCACCCCAGTATATATTAATCCGATGACATATATTGAATCCGGAGGAGTAAGCAAATATATTTCTGGATCAAGTGGATCTAGCGGCGGAAGTAGCGGAAATTATGCAACCAGCATAGGTTATACACTTCCATCTGTGTTTTTAGCTAAAGGCGCTTTAGTCGACCAGCCAACCCTGGCGGTTGTGGGTGAGGCCGGGGAAGAAATGGTGCTCCCAGCGCCTATCACAAAGGCTCTTTTGGGGATGATAAGCACGGGCGGCAGGAGTGAAAACATTGTTATAAAACCGGCTGACATATATCTGGATGGCCGTAAGGTTGGACGGGTGGTGTTTGAGGCCGGTAAAAAGTCGATGGGCACAAGTGGATTTTCGATAGGGTGAAGAAATGAGCACATTAACTCCCAGAAATGGCCTGACTAAACCCTCAGGCTCCGACATAGGGTTTGCGTCGATCACTAACGCCAATATGGACATCATAGACGGCAGTATATCAAAATGCAATTTTTATTCCACAAGTGCGCCCACTGCTAGCGATGATAGCACGAAAGGCTATTCCGTGGGGTCGCTGTGGGTAAAAAGTAACTCAGATGTCTACGTATGCGTAAGTCCTACTGCAGGGGCCGCAGTGTGGAGAAAAATATATCCCGCCGATGTAGTGGCTCATCATACCACTCATGAATCTGGCGGATCGGACGCTATCAAGTTGGACGATTTGGCAGCGCCAGACGATAACACCGATCTAAACGTTAGCACGTCCAAACACGGCTTATGTCCGAAGGCCCCTAACAATGCTTTCCAGGCCCTTCTAGGAAACGGTGCATGGGGCTATCCACTACCGGACGGATGGATACCTGCAGGTGAGACGTGGACCTACGCATCTGCAGATTCTCCTACGTTCACGTTCACTATATCCGGCGACAAAACCACAAAATATTATCCAGGAATGCGTTTAAAGTTGACACACTCATATACAACTAAATATTTTATAGTTACGAAAGTATCCTATTCAAGTCCAAATACCACTGTAACCATATACGGCGGAACCGATTATTCCTTGGCAAGTGGCGCCATAACTAATCCATATTATAGCATGATGAAAGCGCCGGCTGGGTTTCCGTTAGACCCGTCGAAGTGGACCGTGCAGTTGGTGGATGCTAACCTAAAAGATCAATCAAACCCAACTAGCGAAACTTGGTATAATGTGGGCAGCCTGTCATTGACAATCCCGATAGGAGCATGGAGAGTTTACTTCTTTTCAGATTCACAGATAATGCTTAGCACCTCCCAGGAGTTTACACTTCTTACAACCTTGTCGACTACCAATAACGGATGCTCAGATACCGATTTTATGGTAATGTCTTATGCAAACGCTTTGTCTGGAATTGTTACACCGCATTCAAAAGAAAAGTTCCTGAAACTTTCAGGTAAAACGGTTTATTACCTCAATTTAAAATATTGGGCCAATACAGCAGCGACCCATCTTTATGTAAATGGTGAGGGTGGGCCAACTATAATAAAGGCGGTTTGCGCTTACCTTTGAGTCTTAGGAGATTTATGTCACTATTAGTTACCGTGGCCGGGCAAAGGCTTTATACGGGCCGAACGGCTGGAGGGCTTGACCTGCTTACCGTCGACGCGATAGACGCTATAACGATAAAGGAGCTAAACGCATTCACCAATAAGAGCGTTTTAATGGAGCCTTCCCCCGAAATAGATTATCGGCTGGAAGAACGCAGTACGGCCAGGTTTTCCGTCTATGACCCGAACAAAGAATTTACTTTTGATTACGGACAGGAAGTTATAATCGAAGACGAAGATTATAGGCTGTTCGGCGGTATTATTGACAGGCTGGAAAAAGGAGTGCCAAACCACGACACGAATAGCGGATTCTTTTATGATATTACCGCGGTTGATTACCAGGCGCTTGCGGATAGGCGGCAGTTCTTCAAGGCCTATGAAACGGTTGATGCTCATGCCATAGTCGGTGATATCCTGGCCATCCTGTCCGAAGAGGGGGTTATGGCCGGTGAAATACAAAATGGCCCATCGCTGACGCGGGTAACATTCAACGGGCTGTCTTGTGCGGAGGCGCTAGACAAAGTATCCGAACTGTCCGGGTTCACGTGGTTTATAGACGAAAGCAAGACGCTTTACTTTGTCAGGCGTACAACCTATGATGCCGACTGGGATGTAGAGTCAGGGCAAGAAATTCTATGGGACCCCGCCCCGCAATTGAGCATAGGAAACCCTGAATACCGAAATGTTCAATACCTGCAGGCTGGAAACGCTGAAACATCGCCCATCACGCAGCATTTCAAGGGCGACGGCGTGAATCAGACGTTCACGGTGGGCTTCCCACTTGCCAGGGTGCCAACCATTAAGCTAAATGGCGAACCCCAGACAGTAGGCATCAAGGGCGTTGACATTTCTGGATATGATTGGTACTGGAACGAAGGTGACCCGACGATCACACAAGACTTTGATGGCACGCCGATATCAGACACAGACGACCTAAGCATTACTTTCATCGGAACCTTCCCCCTAATCTGCAGGGCAACCCATTATGCCGAAATTACGCGCCAAAAACTAGCCCAGGGGTTCGGCAGCGGGAGAATTGAAAAAACCTATAAGGACTCTTCGCTAAAATCTCAGGACACTGCAACAGCGGCGGCTGTCAAAAAGCTGCTTCATTACGCGGTGATAGGTCGGAGCATCTCATACGACACCACAAACCCAGGCCTTGCGGTTGGAGTCATACAGCACGTCACTCTTCCGTTACTGGGATTGAACAACGCCGAAATGCTGATTCATCATATCACGGTATCCTTTGAGCCGGTTACAACCTATTCGGTTGAAGCATGTGAGGGACCGGTTGATTCTTCATGGGAAAAACTGTTTTGTGACCTTACGATGGAAATTAGAAACCGTGCGGCGGAAGCGGTTGGTGAAGCTGATGTAGTGCAAGGGCTTGAGGAGTTTTCAAAAGAATGGTTAGACACTGAGCACCCCAACCCATTCTTAGCAGTTTATCCCGGCAGCGCTAAACCAAGTGATATTGATTTTCCATGTCTAGCCGACACGGATAAATTGTCTTACTGCGTTTTGTATGACGTGTACGGAGTAGAATTCTTCAGAAAGCCTGTAACCGCACAAACCATAACTAACGATGTAATAACCACCATAACCCTGATTCTAGCCGCCGAAGGCAACGACCAGCAGATAGGATATGTGGGGCTGTGGGGTGGGGACTTGTGCACCGACACCCCAGGGAGTGGAATAGAAATGGAAAAGTTTGCTTTCTCAAAACTCAAAACGTCGCTTGAATCGCTGCAGTTGAATATGACCGACACGAAGGGATGGACATAGATGTACACCAAAACAGAATGGGCCGAAAGCGGAATGACGACGCAGGATAAAGTGGACGGTTTGAATAATTTAGAAACAATATATTCCCAGGCAATTTCAGCCATCGACGCCATAACCCATACAGACAGATATTACACCAAATCACAGGTGCAAAGCAAATATTTTTCTGCGTCCACAGATGGAAGCGGAAGCGGCATGATTTGCGCTAAGCTTGACGGTTATACCGCGCAACAGATGCTTGACTCAGGCACTCCAGCCGGTTGTATCGGAATTTGGAAAAGCACCATAGGTTCGATACCGGCAGGATGGGCGTTATGCAATGGTCAAAATGGCACGCCAGATTTAAGGGATCGATTTGTCGTAGGAGCTGGAGGGCATTATGACCTTTATGCCACCGGTGGGTCAAACACCGTCACCACCTCCGGGAGCGTGACTATAGCCGGGCACGCTCTCACTGCTGAAGAAATACCAAAGCATACGCATGGTAGCATCACGGATTATTACCCAAGTAATCAATATGCATTTACATACACGGCAGAAGGCAAACCACTGGTAGGAGTTAACGCATCTACGCAGAACATAACCTCATATACTAATTACACCGGAGGCGGTGACTCCCACAGCCATACGGCATCGTTCAGCGGAACGTCGAACCAAGACAAGCGGCCACCGTTCTACGCGCTTGCCTATATAATGAAACTGGGGGCATAAATGGCATACTATAAATATCATGATCAATGGCTGAACACATACCCGATTACAGCCGAAGCCATGAACCACATAGAGGGTCAATGGAGCACCATTTATCCTTTAATTACATCCCACAACCACGACACGCGATATTACACGCAAACGGCATCCGATGCTAAATTCTTTTCAACTTCTAACTATGCTGAATGTGATGCCGATATGCTGGATGGATACCATTTTGCGGGGCTGGTAACTTCCATGCTTCCCATAGGGGCTATCATGCTGTGGTCAGGTAGCGACGCGAATGTTCCGAATGGCTGGTATGTATGCGATGGGGCTACACATGGAGCATACACTACCCCGAACCTGATAGAGCGGTTTGTAGTTGGGGCCGGAGGAAGTTATGCGGTTGGTGCCACTGGAGGGCCCGGAGGCTGGAATTCCACTATAACACCGGAGGGTTCGGTCACCGTTGGTTCACATGTTTTAACTACATCCGAAATACCTTCACACACACACACATATCCATATGATTATTATTATGTTAATATACAATATGATAATGCTACCCCAACCCATTTTCACACTGTGTCTACGAAAAGCACCAATATTTTAGAGCAAGAAGTAGGCGGTGGTTCGCACGGGCACAGTGGATCAAGCATCGCTCTTAACGCGATTGATCCAAGACCAGCGTACTACGCGCTGTATTATATAATGAAGTGTGCGTGAAAGTATGACATATACTCCTAATCCCACATGGACGGCAAACACCGTAATAACGGCGGAGGCGCTTGATAATTTGGAAACGCAGTATGACGAAGCGCATACATATCTTACATCCCACAACCACGACGCCGCGTTTTTTACTAAATCCTACATGGATTCAACGTACTGGAATACTGAAAACGACGGCCCAGGGTCGGGACTTGACGCCGATCTTATTTTCAAGGACACTGGAAACCTACACGCGGCGTCTTTACAGGGCCTTGGCGTGATTAGTGGACTTATTATACTGTGGTCGGGATCGATTGAATCTATCCCTTCGGGGTGGTTGCTGTGCAACGGTTCTAATGGCACCCCAGATTTGCGCGATAGGTTTGTTATGGGCGCTGGCACCACAAACCCAGGAACAACCGGAGGATCGGCGACATTCACCGCCGGAGGAACTATCACAGTGGACGCGCACGTCTTGACAATAGCGGAAATGGGATCACATAGACACCCTTGGGCCAACACCACATACGTTTCCCTTTTCCGTGTGCAAACCACCGGTTCGACGATAGTATCAACCTCCGAACAAAGCGGCACCACCTCAGCGGCTGGAGGCGGCGGAGGTCACACACACAGTTCAGCGGAAGGCACAAGCTTTACCGGTTCGCCGGTAGCGTCTATGCCACATTATTATGCGTTAGCATATATAATGAAAACATAGGTATATAAAGAAGTGTAAATTACACTTAGATTATATATAAGTTAGACTTAAAATATAGGGTGTTGTTATGGTAGAAGTGAAAAACGTGAATGAGGCGTTCGACGCGCTGGAAGCGGCGTTTCATGAATTGGCCGACATCGAAGACAAACACGAAGAACTGAATTGCCTGCTTTCGGAATACGTCCCGGAAAGTAGGCAGGCAAAAGACATCAAGGACCGTATATACGATCTACGCCCCAAACTGGTAGACGCACAAAGAAAATATCGTCTAGCCGCGATGAAGGTAGACAGGACGCGAATGTTAATTGAAGTTGAATCGCTGAAAAAAAATAAATCTTAAAGATCGGTGTGTGGTTTTTCTACCACGCACTTTACCTCTTCTCCTACGTGTTTCCGGTAGTATTCCAGTTTATCGCGCCCGTCTTTTGAAAACGCGCTGCGTATGGTAGTAAACAGGCAAAACGGGTTCGACACCGGGGCAAGGAACAGGATGATGTACTTCCCATATTTGGGTAGTGGATACTGTAACCCGTCCTCTTTTGTAGTGTCGTATTCCCGGAACGCTTGTGATAAACTGCTAAGTTCTACCGGCAGTACCTGAAGCAGCACGCTGTGTTGAAACCCTGGCGGATGCTTAAGGTAATATGAAGAAAATTTTATAGTAATCATTCTACCATCTTCATAGCCTTAAGCGTGCTCTTTTCAATCGTCACCTTGTGGCTTGCAACCCTATGTGCGTCGATGATGCCAGCCAGCCAGACGGCCCATACCAGAAATGGGCCGGTAGTAATGACTAACAGGGTTGCTAACATCAATAGGAATATGCCCTTCAGCAGTTGGCCATTATATACCTGCCCTAGACCAACTACGAAGAACGACAGCACGGCGGCGACAAACGCGCTTGCCATTTTACGCACCTCCAAGTTTGATATATTCATCTTTCGCGTTTTGAAGAACCCTAGAAAGCATACGGCGTTTTTGAAGGCCGCTCACTACGTCCCTTTGGTCGGGACGGAACGTAACGCATACCCTGAAAACGCGGTTTTCAGGTTTCATCTGTGGCCGTGTCATTTTTACCATTCCCTACGATTTTCACGCGGTATAAAGCAGCATCCGCTCCTAAACCCGCCTTTTATTACAATTCCTTCGCGGCGGGTCAGGCATTCGTCCCACAGCATACACCGTTCGCGCACACAAGACGGGTCTATGGTGGGCTCATGTGCGTATGCGATCATCCGGAACGGGCATGTTTTCATGCAATTTTCTGTTTTATCTGTCATTGTTTCTCACCAAAACATACCTAGTAGCTATTCATATTTATAGTTATGCATATAAACCGCTTCAAACCGCCTTTCATGGATGTTATGGTGGTTAGATTTTTATAACGAAGCACATGTATTTAAATGTTTATCGCGTTTTAAAGATTTGGAGGTTGAAAACACATGCAAGGAGAAGTATCTAATATCAAGGAATACGTTGCTGGATGCAGCGAAAACGAATTGAATAGACGCGCTATGTGCGAAGAATTCAAAAGGTATGTAGGAGAAATAGTTACCGCGTTTGTCCAGAACCACAACCGACCAGTGACCGGAAGGCTGATAGACGTTTCCGGTGAATTCCTGCGTTTGAAGCATCGCGACGGTAGGATATCGCTAGTACGCGCAAACGCGATTACGTTCTTGGCGGAAGTCCCAAAGAAGGAGTAATCATGGACCGCGAAGAAGAAATTAAAATTGAGGTCGACGCCGTGGCCGCCTTTCTATCTGGTCAGACACTTCGCGGTGCACTGCATGAGATAGGAGCAGATGGGCTGTGCAACCCAATAGAAGAGTGCGGGTGTTCGCTTGACGATCTT